AATTTTTTGATGATGTAGCTTTGTCTACAATTTCAAAAGGTTACTTACTTCCTGGTGAAACGCCTAAAAAGGCATACAGACGAGTAGCTCATGCTGTAGCTATGCGTTTAAATAGACCTGATTTAGAGAATAAATTTTTTAAATATATTTGGAATGGATGGATTGGGCTTGCTAGCCCTGTACTCTCAAACACAGGAACAGACAGGGGACTTCCAATTAGTTGCTTTGGTATCGACACTCCAGATTCAGTCAGAGGTATTGGTCTTACAAATGCTGAACTTATGCGACTTACCTCTTATGGAGGTGGTGTTGGAATCTCCCTCAGCAGAATTAGACCAAGAGGAGCGGAAATCAGAGGAAATGGGAAAAGTGAAGGTGTAGTACCTTGGGCTAAGATTTATGATTCAACCATCATTGCTACTAATCAAGGTTCAGTACGTAGAGGGGCAGCATCTGTTAATTTAGATATTAATCACCCTGATATTGAAGAATTTTTACAAATTCGTAGACCTAAAGGTGATCCAAACAGACAATGTTTGAACCTACACCAATGTGTGGTTGTAGATGATGCTTTTATGCGTAGATTAAACGATAGAGATCCTGAGGCAATGAAGTTATGGCTTGAGATTCTTAAATCGCGTGTAGAAACTGGAGAACCATATATTATGTTTAAGGATAATGTCAATAAGGCAAATCCTGTAGCCTATATGATGAATAATTTGAATGTTTCGATGACTAATATTTGTAGTGAGATCTGTTTACACACAGATGAGGAACATTCATTTATTTGTTGTTTATCTTCACTTAACTTAGCCAAGTACGATGAATGGAAAAATACAGATGTAGTTGAAACTGCAATCTATTTCCTTGATGGTGTGATGGAAGAATTTATTGAAAAAACCAATGGTAAAGAATCAATGGTTCGTACTCACAGACATGCTAAAAAGGGTAGAGCATTAGGTTTAGGTGTAATGGGGTGGCATACATTTTTGCAAAAGAAAAATTTACCATTTAATTCTATTTCATCAACAGCTTGGACTCATACAATTTTCAGTGATATTAAAACCAAAGCAGAAGCAGCATCTCGTAAACTAGCTGTTGAATATGGTGAACCACTTTGGTGTAAAGGTACAGGTATGAGAAATACACACTTACTAGCAATTGCTCCTACGGTATCAAATTCACGTATTAATTCTTGTTCTGCAGGCATTGAACCTCAACCAGCCAATATTTACACATTCAATGGTGCTAAAGGTACTTTTATTGTTAAAAACCCTGAATTAGAAAAAATTCTAATTGAAAAAGGACATAACACAGATAAAGTATGGGATCAAATTTTAGTAGATGGAGGTTCAGTAATTAATTTACCACATGAGGTATTAAATGAAGAAGAAAAAGAAATATTTTTAACATTTGCTGAAATTAACCAATTAGGTTTGGTTCAACAAGCGGCAATTCGTCAACAATATATTGATCAAACTCAATCACTTAATTTAGCATTTAGTCCTACTGATTCACCTCGTTGGATAAATCAGGTGCATATCCAAGCCCACCAGCTTGGAATTAAAACACTTTATTATTTAAGAACAGATTCAGTAATTAAAGGTGATCTTGGTTCAAGAGTTTCAGATAACTGTTTGGGGTGTGAGGGTTAAGGGACTCTTAATAATTCCTACCATATGTATAATCAAAACATTATGAAAAATATACTAAACTTTATTAAAAAAATCTTTACAATTATTAAAGATTGGGTAGTAGCAAACGGAGTAGAAGGAGTTTTAGGACTCATTGCAGGTTTGTTTTTGTGGGCTTTTGGTTACAAAATCTATGCTGGATTTGCATTTGGTGTATTTGCTACTAAAAATTGGGATTTGTTAAAATCTTGGATAAATAAGTAAAAAAAAATATACACTTTTTATAAAAGGGGGTGCAATAGCATCCCTTTTTTTATATTTATAATAAAACGTTTCACTCAATAGTTTTCTAAGATTAAATTTATTAAAAAGTAGTAAACTATGAGTTACACAAGAGAACAAATTGAGGCAGCTGTAAAGGCAAAAGGTTATAAATGGTTTGAAAGTAATAACTATGATGTAAATATTGTAGGTATTAGAAATGCTTCTACTGAGGGTAAAGTTACAAACCGATTTGATGATTGCATTTCTATTTCTTATAAAGATGAAAATGGTAAATGGCATTTTCATTGTTTTGATGCAACCACTGACCCAGGCTCACATTGGGAAAAAAATTTACTAAACAAAGATGGTGTCGCTATTCTTAAAGAAGGACAATATAGAGGATCTCACATGATTGGTTTACATCAGGGTAAATATGAAGCCCTAAAACAAAAGAAACCACTTAAAGTTTATAGAGATAAAGATAAGGATAGTGTTTATGATTTTATTGAAGAAAATGTGAAAGAAGGTATTTATGGAATTAATATTCACAGAGCCACTGCTATAGAAAATGGAAAATCTACACAAGTAGATAAATGGTCTGCTGGATGTCAAGTAATAGCATCAAATAGTGATTTTAAATTATTTATGGAAATTGTCAATAAAGCTGCAAAAGTGTGGGGGAACTCATTTACATATACTTTAATTAATTCAAATGATCTTTAACAATAGTTATCATATATGTGTTTCATAATTTTATAAAAATGATTAAATCAACATACATGAAGATAACAATAGCAAGTGCAGCATCAATAGGATTTTTTTGTTCCTATTTTTTGGAATTAACAATGGCTAATGCTGAGCAATTTTTAGCTGTAGCAGCTGTATTATTGTTAGATGGGTTTTTTGGTGTTATAGCTGGAATTAAAAAAGAAGGGTTTAAAACATATAAAGCTCTTAAAGTATTAAAATCATTAGCAACTTGGGAAATAATCCTTACAGCCATTTTAATGATTGAAAAAGGTTTTGCAGGTACCAGTTGGTTAAGCGAAACAGTTATCACCCCATTTATAGTTTTCCAATTAATGTCTGCTCTTAAAAATGCTTCTATGGCAGGTTTGATTAAAAATGAGTTATTAAACATTATCTTAGATAAAATTGATAAACATAAAGGTGATAGAAAATAATCTTTAGGTTGGAAGTGTTTAAACCCTTTCATATTTTACAAGTATTTCTAAATAATAAAACATGAATAAAAAGTTATTACCTTGGCTTATTACCCTTTGTGCTCTGGGTTTAGGAGGAACCGCAGCATATTATAGTGTAATTGGTTTATCTAAACTCTTTGCTGGAGTAGCTACAGCTGTTATAATAATGGCTAGTTTTTTAGAATTATCTAAATTAACTTTGGCAACTCTTCTACACTCATATTGGAATAAATTAAATAAATTATCTAAAGTTTATTATGTTATTTCTTTAATAATTCTTTCACTAATAACATCTGCTGGAATATATGGAATGTTAAGTAGTGGATATCAAGAAACAGCAAATAAATCAAGTATAATTGATAATAAGATTACTTTAATAGAAACTAAACGAGATAATGTTAGGGACCAGTTAGCGGTATATAACGCGGAAAAAAGCACCATTAATGAGGCTGTATCTGATTTGAGATCTGGCTTATCAAACAACACTATACAATATAAAGACAGAGAAACTGGGCAAATTATAACAACAACCTCTAGCTCAACTCGTAAAGCTTTAGAAAAACAATTAGATCAAGCAATTCAAAGACAAACTGAATTAAATACTAAAATAGATGGTTTAAATACCCAATTATTTGACTATGAAACTGAAATAGTAGAAATTCAAACAGGTAATGATCTAGCAGGAGAATTAGGTCCACTTAAATATCTTTCAGATTTAACAGGTAAACCTATGGATAAAATTATCAACATCCTACTTTTAATTATTATATTTGTATTTGATCCTTTAGCTATTGCTTTGGTAATTGCCGCTAATTTTGCTTTTGAACAATCCAGAAAAAAATATAAGTCTAATCTTTATGGTGAAAAAGTTCCAATTTCTAAAGAAGAACAACGTCAACATATAGTTGATATGATGAAAGCTGATGAAGAAGATGGATTATATGATCCCATGCAAACTATCATAGATAATGATCAAGAAATGGGATTGTGGGATTCTACTTTAAATGATGGTTTAGAAGAATTAGAAGAGGAAGAATTTGATAAATCTAACTTTAGTCAAATAGAAGAAAAAATTTATTCATTAGAACAACAACTAATTCCAGGATTATCTGCTTTTAGAAGTAATAAAATTAGATCAGAAATTAATAAATTAAAATCATATCTACCACCCCCAAAAAATGATGATTTAGTAAAAACTTATTAAAAAAGGTTTGGCTCCCCAAAATTTCGTTCGTATATTTACCATGTAATAAGAAATAAGAGTTATGAATACAGAAGAAACTTTCAAAAATGTAGAAAATAAGCCTGACGGTTATACATTGTTAGGCGCATCTGCCTTAGATGATAAGATATTAGCTGAGGCATTTATCATGTTGTTTGACCCAACTTGGAAGCGTAATTGGACAGACAGAGATAAGGCAAAAGAGATGCGTTCAATTATACAGGGACAAACGCAAGTGTGTAGACCTTTATTTAATTACGCTGAATGTATTGATTTTCTTTCACGGCATTGCGCCTAACGGCTACGCATAAGAACAGTAGCGGATAAATAACGATAAACCTTCAAAATATGACAGATATTAGTAAACAGCACAAACCTTCGCCAACCGATGAAACCGCTATTGGTTTTATACATTGTTGGCAGCACGTGCCTTTCGAGTTCATTATTTGTGCCGCTATATGGTTCAATGATGGGAATAAATACAATCATCAACCGAAGAATGTAGAATCTGGCTTTGTTGTTTCAGGACGAAGACATCACAATTGCTTTTCTTCTGTTCAGAGTATTGGAAAAGCACTTGGATATGATAAAACATTGGTAGTTAAGAAAGGTATTGCACTTGAGGAAAGAGAAAAGCAAGGATTTATAACCAACAAAGACAGATTTGTTGATAGAATTGAAGCGGCACAAATAGCCTACAAAGCGAAACAGATTGATAAACCACTAAAGCAGTTATATAGCGAAGACCTTTATTAGGCATTGCTACCAACGGTTTGGCTATGTGTAGTGCCGACCTTGAATAAATTATTACACTAACAAGTAAATATAAAACAATGAGTAAAGAACAGAACTTAGAAAAAAAAGATAAGGCATTACATATAGGTGGTGTTAGCAAACGTACTTACAATGATGATGAAATGAGACATATCTCTGTAAATTATGCTATACATTGCTTGAA